ATTCTCATCGATCGAAGCATAATGATCGTTCTGGTGCACTCCAGCGTATGGCTGGCGAGAAAGCAATTTCTCAGACAAGCGATGGTTCACTCCTAGCCAAAGAAATAGGAGTTGCTCACATATTGCCAGCTTCGACATCTGCCATTGGTAGTATGTCTCGAGCTCCGTTCCAGCCAACTAGTGCTCAAGTGAAGGATAAAAATGTTACAGCAACTTCTGTTGTTGCGGCATCAAGTCCTCCATCGAGCTCAAGTGCCTTAACTGTCACAGCTGCTAAGGTGCTTCCTACTGTGGTAGTAGGGGCAGCAACAGCAAGCTTTTCAGCGAAGGATAGCAAAGTTCAGTTAACAACAGCTCCTGTAATTAGCTGGCAAGATCGTTTGGGTTCTGTAAGGAAGCGAGTAGAAGAAATTCTGTCTTCGCTATGGAATTCAACGATTGCTCAGAGTACGAAAGTAACTGTGTGGGATGTACCTGTAACGATTGTGTCTGAACGTTACACTCAGGTAAAGGCTGAATTGTCTAAATTTAGTGCTTGGCTCCAGACAAAACCATCATTGAAAGAAATGTTTGATGCTACATTTGAGAATTTATCAACTGTTATTTTAGGTGTTATCAGTGTGGTTGGTATAGTAATGGCGGGAAAATACGCTATCAAGAAATTGATAAACGTATCTTGTCCCCTTCAATATCTTAAAACTATTGAAGAACTAACCAATCCAACTGATTGTACTTGTGATAACTGTAAGTTGATTATTCCATTTGTATCTCGAGCAGATGAATTCGATGATAAACGACGATTGTCCACTCATTTGTTCAAAATTTTGAAAGAGTCATCGAAAGATGAAGTCTTGATGAAATATTTGGATAAATTGAATGAAGCTGAGAAAGTTCTCTCAGATATGCGAGAGCATGACATGACTCGAACTGTTAAGATCCTAAAGAAAACACAAGGTGTATCTGTTAGAGATGCTAGTGTTCTTGATAGGTTCCATACAGTGGATGCGAGACAAACATTGAAAGCCGAGCTTTCGAGCGGTGACAGTACTACAAAGGGTAGTTCTAAGACTATGGTAAGTGAAATTGCCAGTGGTTCTGCAGTCACAAAAGGAAAGTCATCACTTATGGTGTCTGAAGGTATGGGAGAGAGAATCAGAAAACTTGTTTCTGGTGCTCCCAAGGAAACTATTCTTACTAATGAGGACTTGATGTTTGCTCAGTTTGGTAAGGACCAGTGTTATACAGAACAGTACAATAAGTGCGTAGCTAGAAATAGTGTGCGTTTGTCGTGTTCTCGTATAGAAGGTAATATCTTGCATACTGAAGATTTAAATGGAGTTTTCATTGGTGGAAGGGTTCTTCTCATGCCACATCACATGTACTTAAGAATTCTGAAGAGTGATCGTCAGGAATTTCGAGTGCAGAATTTTCTTCGCAAAGAAAGTTCAGTATTTTCCATCAAGGAATGTACAGTGAAACAGATGACATCAAAGAATGGAACTCCTCTTGATTGTGCAATGTTTTCTATGCCCAACAGAGTACCTTCTTTCCCAGATCTTACAAATTTATTTGCGCAAGCAAATGAATTGCAAAAGGTTATGGAGGGAGACGCTATGTTGGTAGGTTTTCGTCAATTTGGGGAAGGACATAAGGTAAGTCTACGACTTATAAATCATGTCATTCCTCGAGTTCACATTGCCTTTCAGAGAAATCATTGTATTCAGGGGGAAGAAGAGACCTCATATGTGACTGCTGCTGCAGCAATGTATGAAGTTGATTCTCGTCCGGGTGATTGTGGAAGTTTACTCTTTTCTCGCGATTCTAACATGCGAGGTCGAATTGTTAGTTTCCATGTCGCTGGAGGTCGCTCCGGTGGAATGGGAATTATTCTTTCGAAAGAGATGGTGACTCGCAATCTTGAGAGTTTCAAGAAGATGGTTTCTGATGAACGAAAGTTTGTCAAGGGATCATTTCAGTGCCAGTTTTCTTCAACAACAACCTACGTGAATCCTTTAGTTTCCGGTATTGCTCTAAACGTACCTGGAGATTATTTGAGTGTTGGATTGAGTAAGCAACACGCGGTACCTTCTACAACGAATCTAAATCCTTCTGCTATTCATAACATGGTTTTTAAGACAGCAACTAAACCTGCCCATCTGAAGACTGTTATGTTGAGTGGAGAGATTGTGAATCCATTGATGAAAGGAATCGCCAAAGCTTTTACGATCCAACCCATGTTGAACAATGAAATTCTTGAAATTGCAGCAAATGATGTATTCCAACAATTTAAACACACCCAGAAAGATCTAGTTCGTCTTATGACTTACGAAGAATCGATTAAGGGGGTTGAAGGATATGAATTTGCTAGCAGTTTGAATAGAGTTACTTCAGCAGGGTTTCCATGGTTCTTTGATAAGAATGCATCGAGTGGAAAGAGACACTGGTTGGGAACTAGTGATGAATGGGACTGCAGTAATGTCGAGCTAAGAACAGCGGTCGACGACATTATACGTAAAGCAGAGGACAACCAAAGATCAGACATCGTGTTTGTATCAACTCTCAAGGATGAGAGAAGACCGTTTGCAAAGGTGGACCAAGGGAAAACGAGAGTTTTCGAAGCTGGGCCTATGCACTACACTATAGCTGTCCGCAAATACTACCTCGGATTTATTGAGAGCGTTATGCGCAATCGTATTTCCAATGAAGTGTGCGTGGGAACTAATGTGTACTCATATGATTGGCACAATTTGGCCACAAGACTTTCTAGTAAAGGGAAACATGTTATTGCTGGAGATTTCTCCAACTTTGACGGCTCCCTTCATCAAGAGATTTTGTGGAAGATCAATGACATAATCAATCAGTGGTATGATGACGGTAAGGAAAATGCAAGAGTTCGCAATGTTCTTTTTGAAGAAATTGTAAATAGTATAGTATCTGTTGATGGTGTATTATTGCAGAAAACTCATGCACAACCTTCCGGAAATCCATTGACTGTGATTGTTAATTCGATTTTCAACCAAATTGTGATGCGTATGGCTTATTTGTTGGCCAAGAAAGAACAGGGAATGAATATGATGTGCGATTTTGTCGATCATGTTGCTATGGCAACATATGGTGATGATAACGTATTGAATATTTCTTCTGCTGTTATTGATTGGTACAATCAGGTGACCATAACCAAGCATTTGAGTACTTTTGGCCTAACTTACACAGACGAGGCTAAGAGTGGAGAGTGTGTTGCATATCGCACACTCAAAGATGTCAATTTCCTAAAGAGGAAATTTCGGTTGAATGAAAGTGGGATCTACGTAGCTCCCATGCTCATTGACACAGTACGTGATATGTCGAATTGGGTACGAGGCAAACAAATTAGAAGTGCGACCCAAGAAAATGTACTGAATTCTCTTCGAGAATTTGCACTTCACGGTGATGATGTATACCGCAAAGAAATACATCCTCTAAAGGTAGCATTCGCTAGTGTAGGTTTGGAATCTATACGCTATCCTTTATACTCGGAGCACGAGTCGTTCTTTTTAGAACAACGCAATCAATGACGGTTGCACAACCAAATGTGGGTGATCTTGCTATTTAACGAAATGAGATTGAAAAGTTATTTAGTAGTGCT